ATCACGGTAGCAGAGATGTTCGATGAGTGTGGCATCACGATGCGACGTGGCAACAATGACATTGCGAATGGCATTGTGAAGGTACGTAGTGCACTGACTGTACACAATGCACACAAGAACCCCATCACTGGCAACTTCGGTGCTCCACACCTGTTCGTTGCTGACAACTGTCCGTGGTGGATCAATGAGATTACTGACTACATGTGGAAGAAGTCCACTGATGGTATATCTGAGGACGTGCCGCGTGACTTGAATGACCATGCGATGGATGCAACGAAGTACTTGCTGACTTCACTACCGTCCCCTGCACGTGGCAAGTCACCACGCACACCGCATGTGTTACATGGTGCGTACTTCAAGTGGCATGAACAAGAAGCTGCCAGTGGTGGCAGATCAAGAGATCATAGGTATCACTGATGGCTATCAACGACGCTAGTGTTGAGAACGTCACTGCTGCTGTGGACAGTGAAGCTGGTGCTGATCCTGTCGCACCGCAGAAGTTCACACCGTCGTACAAGGTCATCAGCACTGATGAGAAGATCGTCATCAGCAAGGACATGGGCAAGATATGGAAGGGACGCAAAGACGCAGCAACAACCGCACGCAAGACGTACATCGAAGCTGCTGATGAGGCGATCAGGTACTTCAATCACGATCAACTCGGTCATCGTACACAACGTGACGGTGCCAGTGGCAACACATGGATGTCACGACGCAAGAACGAGTCATGGACTGAGACTGAGAACGTTGTGTTCGCCAACATCAAGGCAGTCACACCCAGCATCTATGCAAAGAACCCAAAGCCAGAGTTCACTGCATTCGATCCAGAGCGCAAAGACTTGGCAGAGGTGCTAGAGAACGTCATCTACACACTGTCTGCAATGGATGCACCACCAGGACTGAACTTGAAGATCACCATCAAGCAAGCAGTCGTGCATGCACAGTTGACTAACTGTGCGTGGGTGGAAACAGGATGGGTGTTCAAGCAGGATAGTAGCGAACAAGCACTCACTGACTTGCGTACAGCAGCAGAGGAGTTGGATAAAGCAAAGGATGAGAAGGCCATTCGTGCTGCTGAAGGCAAGCTGCAAGCGATTGAGAACAAAGTCAGCTTCCTGCTGCCTAGTGGTCCGTGGTGTCGCTTCCATCCCATACACCGTGTGTATTGTGATCCTGCTGCATCCATGCCTGACTTCAGTGATGCACTGTGGATGATGATTGAAGAGTACTACCCAACTGACTTCCTCAATGCACAGTTTGGTGGTGAGAAGGACAGTGATGGCAAGACACACTCACTGTACAAGCCAACGCATGTGCTGAATGGTGATGTGTCACAGACCAACACTGCTGATGACAAGAACTTCAAGCTGTTCAACACAGGCAGTGCACCAGAGACGTACGGCTACAACGACAAGTCAGCAATGAAGGCTGCTAGCTACACCAAGTGTTGGCGCATATGGGACAAAACCACTCGTCGTATCTTCCTCTACAGTGACGACTCGTGGACGTGGCCTGTGTGGGTGTGGAATGACAAGTTGCACCTGCCACGCTTCTTCCCACTACGCAACCTTGGCTACCACATGGCAGCATTCGGTGCCATGTCGAAGGGTGAGGTGACGTACTACTTAGACCAACAGGATGCAGTGAACGAGATCAACAGTGAACTGCAACGTGCACGTTGGCAGGTGTTCAACAAGCTGTTCTACGATGCTACGCACCTCAATCCTGATGACGTTGACAAGTTCCTTGGTGATCCGAAGCGACAAGCCATGGCAATCAAAGTGCCAGAGGGCAAGAACTTTGAACAGGTGTTCTTCACATTCAAGCCACCGTCGTTGTCTGTCAAAGAAGTGTTCGACAAGGGTGAGAAGCTAGAAGCAATCAACCGCATCAGTGGTACTGGTGTCATCCTGCGTAACGAACAGTTCAAGACCAACACAACGAATGAGGCGATCAACAAGTACGAAGCATCCACACAGACGTTCTTGGATGAGAAGATCGATGCTGTTGAGGACTTCCTTGGTGGTGTGTATGCTGATGTCGCACACTTGTGCTTGCAGTTCCTAGAACAGCCACGTGTCGCTGCACTAGTAGGACAAGAACAAGCAAGCAAGTGGGTCAACATGCCACCTGAGCAGATCGCATCTGCATTCGGCATGCGTGTCGTCGGTGGCAGTACGCAGAAACCGTCTAGCGGTGCCAAACGTAAGGAAGCACTGGAGATCAGTAAGATCGCAGGACAATTCGGTGCACAATCTCCAACAGTCATTGCAATGGTGCTACGACTGTGGTCGAAGTCGTTTGATCAGATCGAGATGCGTACTGAAGACTGGGACCGCCTCCAGGCGGAATTTGCATCTACAGCAGGCGGTGGCGGTGGAGCACCTGCTGGTGACGCACCACCGAACGGTGCAGGTCCGCCTGGAGGTGCGCCGGGTGGTGGACCACCACCTGATGCAATGCAACGTGTTGCTGCAATGATCGATGGCATGCCACCGGCTGCTAAGCAAGCACTTGGTGTTGCTATGTCCAAGGGTGTGCCGATCATGGATGCACTACGTGAGATCATGAAGAAGGTGCAACAAGCAGCACCACCAGGAACCAATCCACCAACGAATGGTGCAGGACCACCGACAGGTGGTGCACCACCGATGCAGGCAGGATTACCGCCAGGAGTGGCGTGAAGGAGTAGACAATGTTTGTACGTGGAGAGTTTGTACCTCGCTGGTTGTGTTATGTTAGTGGTGCGCCACCTGAAGATACAGGTGGTGGCGGTGGTGGTATTGACACCAGCACACCTGACACGGCGCCACAGCAGGACCAGAGTGTTGAAGATGCAGCAACACCGTTCGACAAGTTTGTTGATGACACGTCACGTCCGACTGCACCAGCACAGCAACAGGCACCTGTAGAACCACAGCAACCACAGGCACCACAGCAGGCACAGACCGGACTACCACACGAGCGTGGTCTGCAACGCACACGCACTGGTGATCTAGTCAACGCTGATGGTCAGCTAGTTGCACGTGCAGGCACTGAGAGCAGACACTGGCAGCGTGCGAATGATGCAGCACGTGAAATCCAGTCCATGCGTGGTGAGTTAGATCAGCTACGCACTGCGAATGAAGCATTCCGTTCCGCAGCAACATCATTCAGCACACTCGGTCTGCAACCAAATGAGATGGCTGCTGCTGCCAACCTCATGGCGAATTGGAAACAAAATCCAGCTAACGTCATCAAGTACTTGTTGACAGAGGCACAAGCCGCTGGGCATGATCTCAGTGCAATACTTGGTGGTGCACAAGCAGGTGTCGATCCGGCTGCTATACGCAGGATCGTACAGGAAGCAGTTGCACCACTGACGAGTGCTCAGCAAGAGCAACACCGTGTAGCACAAGCGCATGACAACGCTGCACGTGAGTACCAGGACTTCGCTCAACAGTATCCAGAAGCACTGGTACAAGAGGAAGAGATCGCATCACTGATGCGTCGCTTCCCAGATATGAGTGCCGAAGCCGCGCATCTACGACTGCACAACTACGCACTACAGAACGGCTTCGACTACACACAACCGTTGCGACCTCAGTTCGAGGCGCGACGTAGCGGCATGCAAGTGCTGGCTAACACTCCATCGCAACCTGCCAATCGCAGCGTCCTACCTGGCTCACGTATGCCAGCGTCGAATGGTATGACCGATATGCGTACTGCTGCTGCACCAGCTAATGCCAGCACACGTGATATCGTGGCAGAGGCACTGCGAGAGGCCGGTATCCAGTTGCAATAGGAGTGAGGTCAAATGATCAATGCAGCATTCGCTGCTCCTGGTACGCTAAACACTATCATCCATTCGATGCTCGACAAGAGTCGTAAGAAGCTCATCATGGCGTCGATCAAGTCGCACGCTCTTGTAGCGTGGGCCTTTGCGAACAACCAAGTTGAGATCGAGACTGGTGGTGCCAACATCACCAATCCACTCATCTTCGGTCGCAATCCGAACGTCACGTCGATGCAGTACTACGACACTGTGCCGATGGCACAGACTGATGAGTTCAACACTGCTGGCTACGGATGGTCACGTGTTGTTGGCTCACTGATCATGAGTGATCAGGAAGAGGACGAGAACAAGGGACCAGAGGCGATCTTCAAGCTGTTGACTGCGAAGCTCGATGTGCTGGAAGAGAGCATTCAGGACAAGTTCAACTCTTATCTGTACGGAGCAGGAGGCGGAACCGATCCCAACGGACTCGCGAACCTTATTCCTGATGATCCGACGACTGGTACACTCGGTGGCATCTCGCGAGTCACTGAGACGCAGTGGCGCACCAGTGCGTACCAGTTCGGCGGCAACCTAGACGCGACGAACATCGAAGAGGCATTCGATGACGTGTTGATGGACCTGAAGCTGAAGAACGACAAGCCGAACATCATGATCACCGGACGCAACATGATGCGTACGTACCGTCAGGCGGTGCGTGACAAGCTGGTGATCAACATGGCTGACACGAAGTCTGGCAAGGCCATGTACGATCTTGGCTTCGAGGGTGTGTCACACAATGGCATCCCAATGGTGTACGATGAGGACTGCGGTGTGAACCGTGTGTACTTCATCAACAGCAAGTACCTGCGCCTGCACATCCTCAAGGGTGTGAACATGAAGGTGAAGGAACTTGTTGCACCGTGGAACCTTGACGCCATCGGTCGTCGTGTCGTGTGGCAGGGTCAGTGGTGCCTCTGGAGAGCATTCCGTACGCATGCAGTGCTGCGTAACGGCACGACTGGTTGATCATGGCACAGGTCAAGCGCGCGTATGAGGTCGAGCGTGTGGACAAGCACACGCTCGTCGAACAGGTTGCACAGTTCGAGGACACTGGTGAGAAGACCAAGCTAGGTAAGCCGATCAACCGCTTCATTGGCTTCAAGACAGAGAAGCGTACTGTTGAAGACGGCTACATGGTGTACTTCCCACGTGGTCACTCGATCTATGTAGAGAACGATGATGCACTGAAGCGATTGCGTATGGAGAGTGAGGGTGGACTGATCGACATGGACACTGGTCTGCCACACATGCCGAACGCTGAGCCTGCATCACTCAAGGATGCCGTCAGTCGCGCTACACAGCCAACGCGTGGTGTGGATGATGTCATCAAGGAATTGGAGTAGATACAATGGTTGATCGCACCGCAGACTACTTCCCTTCGCGCATCAGTCAGTATGTACCTGACCTTGCGTATGTCGCTGATGTCACCAACAATGCACGCCAGATGCGTGTCGAATTTGGTGCACCACCGGCTATCTCTACCAACGTGTTCCAGTTCACCGCTGCTACGTCTGCACAGGTTGTAACGACCGGCCTGCCTGTGCAGATCAGTGGCCCTGGTCAGGCTGCGAAGTGGGGACGTTGCATCACCATCGTCGGCAGCACTGCTGCTGCCAACGCACCGATCACTATCATTGGTCGTGACTATCTTGGTCAGCGCATGTCTGTTGTCATCGCTGCACTGACTGGTGTCACTGTCATCACTGGTACGAAGGCGTGGGCATGGATCGATCAGATCAATGCTGGCATCAACGCCAACGCAACTGACTTGATCACCATCGGCACGACTGACAAGCTTGGCCTTCCGTTCGCATCTGTCATCCTCAGCGGTTCGCTGATTGATGGACTCAGTGCTACTGCATTCACATTCGTTGCACGTGACGGCACTACTCCTGCAACTTCAGCAACCACCGATCCACGCGGCACTGTTCTGCCTGGCACCGCGACAAACGGCGTTCGCACGTACGCGGCTATCGTGCAGCTTGACACTCGCAACCTGCATGGTGTGCGCCAGTTCGCAGCCTAGTCGTGTGGTGACTAGTGCAGCGTGTGACAGCCCGTCCCTCCTCCCCCAGTCACACGCTGCACCTTTTTGTGAGTAGCCTGTGGAATACGCAAACTCCACACAGTTGATACAAGACGTTGTGCTGGAACTGTCACAGTTCCCAGGCAGTGGTTCGCAGTTGTATGCTGAGGACAACATACTAGCAAAGCTGCGTAGTGTGTTCAACAGTCTGTGTGGTGAAGCGTGGTGGCCGCATCTGTTGCGTTGGTCGAGTCATGAGCTTGATGGTACGAGTGGTCGTGTGACACTAGTCACACAGTTCCCACCATCGCTACGTGACTTCGGTGACATCCGTGCTGTGCATGTAGACACGTCACAGAAGCCACTCGCACGACTGCCTACTGACTTCAATCCATTCGGTCTCAATGGCACAACGCCACTGTATGTCGAGCCACTGCCTGCTGAAGAGGACACAGACGTAGGTAATAAGTACCTGCTGCGTGTGTGGCCTCAACAGTCAGTCGGCACACTACGTGTGCGTGCACGCCATGTCAGTCCTGATGCGTTCAAGGACGCAGAAGTAATCATACCGTTCGATCGATACACACTCGTCATGGGCGCGTGCATGTTGTACGCAGCTAGTGATGGTAATAATCCTGGTGAGGTGACAGCGTTCCAGGCACGCTATACAGATGCACTGACGAAGTGTCGCATCGAGATCAGCAACATGCCGACTGAGCTTGACACACGTGCACCGACAGGTGTGACGCAGTGGCAGGAGTGGCCGGTATGAGCTTGATGATCAGCAAGGGACGTAAGATACTTGGTGAGCGCATACCGCTCAGCAAAGAGAAGGTCATCAAGGAAGCGACTGTACGCAACTTCGATGGTGGATTGAACATCATCGACAGTGACTTGAACCTCACTACTAAGTATGCAAAGGTACTAGACAATCTAGAGCGTGCGCCTGATGGCACGTTGCAGATGCGCTACGGCACCATGCTGCTGCATGAGTTTGCTGGTGTTGGGCTGAGTGAGATCATTGCATCACAGTACTTCAACACCTTTGTCATTGTTGTCGATGATGAAGGGCGTGTCGGTGCTGGTAATGCAGCCGGCACTGTGTACAAGATATGGGATGACACGATTGCTGCTGCACTGCCTGGATCACCACTCGGCTGGTCACCGTGTCAGTTCGCATCGTTTGCTGAGTTCAAAGGTGAGTTGTACATTGGCAACGGCATCGACAAGCCAATCCTTGTACCAGAGAACTTAGCAACTCGCTACGTACAAGACCTTGGCAGTGGTGCAAATGCGTTCACACCAGTGGCCAAGTTCGTACGTGTGCACAACGAGTTCATGATCTGGGCTGGTGATGCACTCCTACCCAGTACACTGCACATCAGCGCGCGTGGCGTCGCTGGTACGTACGTAGGTGATGGTGCGCCGAACGATGCAATCAAGTTCGACATCGCACCATTCGTCACACGTGGCTCAGCAGACATCACTGGCATCGGTGCGTATCGTGACAAGCTGATTGTGTGCTGTGCTGAAGTGGTGCTGATCATCAAGATTGGTGACTACACTGGTGAAGACCCACAAGTACACGCACCAAAGGTAGAGGATGTAATTGAGCAGTACGGCAGCATCGGTCACAACGTGATCCTCGCGCTTGGTGAGGACATGCTGTTCATGGATCTTGTTGGCGTGCCGTCGATGTCACGTGCACTGCTGACCAGTTCGATCAGTCCGACACGTGAGTCACAGTTGATCGATCCTACGATCCAGAACATGCTGCGTAATCTGTCAGTCAAGTCAATGAGCGAGCGCTGCTTTGCTGTGTACGATAAGCGCAACTACTCGTCTATGTTCTTTGTACCTGACAAGGACACAAGTGCTGACACGACTGAGACTGTGTGCTTCACGTACAAGAACATCAAGGCACTGAAGGTGCGTGCATGGGCACGACTCAGAGGCTGGAAGTTCCGTTCTGGCTGTTCGACTGCTGAAGGTCGTGTCGTGCTGACACGTGTCACACGTACGTACATACTTGGCACTGGTCTGCTCGATGAGCAGTACCCTGCTGATCTGATTGGCTTTGTTGAAGCATTCGATGACGGCACGACGTTCACTGACAACACTGGTCTGCGTCCGATTGCGACGCTTGAGCCTGATGGCAGTGAGCGGACGTTTGAAGAGAGTGGCTTGCCGATTGCATTCGACTGGCAACTGCCGTGGGCTGATCTAGACAAGCGCACACGTACGAAGTACTCACGCTACATCAAGGTCGATACGACTGGCACTGCTGACTTCACCATCGACATGTTCATCGACAGCATGCTGCACCAGAAGCCGCTGCTTGGTGAGACATTCGATGATGGTACGATCTTCACTGATGGTGAGTTCTTCATCAACACGAACATGCCGTACGATCCACAACTGACCATGCACATGGTTGGTGGTAGCAGATACGGACTGGGACCAGAAGAGTTCCGTGACTGGTTCGGTGGTTCGCGCATCACCAGTGATGAACGACTGTTCGCATGGCCTAGCAAGTTCAATCTGTTCAAGTTGCGTGCACATGGACGCGCACGTGGGCCGTTGCGCTTCATCAGCATGTCGCTGTTCTATCACGACGGCAACATCAGGCGGTGACACATGGCTAGTGCAATTGATGCAACCAAGCCTGCTGATAACGTGCAGGTGGCGAAGTCAGAGCTTCGTGCGAACTTCCTGACTGCAAAGAACGAGATCACTGCACTGCAAGCAGCAACTAGCTTTGCACGTTCGCTTGCATTCAATGGACTGGGACGACCAAAGAACTGAGGTGCGACATGGATAGGATCGGTGTGCTTGGTAAGAAGGACAGCAAGTCGATTGGCACACACGTCGTGTACGCGCCAGCCCCAGGCAAGGGTGCACGTGTGCGTCTGTTCTTTCATGCTGAAGCGAAGAACGGATCGAAGCTCGCTGTACGTGTGAATGGCATTCGTGTGTTCGCAACTGGTCCGCTGTCTAACAACAGCCATGTGTTCACCAGTGAAGCACACGTCATCAACACACAGAACAACGAGCCTGATGGCAGTTCTGCTGACAAGACAGTCGAGCCGTACGGTGGTGACTACATACTCGGTGGGCTAGATAGTGTCGAGTACACCATCGATGGCACTGACTTCGACAGCGTGCTGTTCCAAGTCGTAGGCGTTGAAGTGGACGTGTGAGATGGTTGCACCTACCCCACGTACACCCAACTACAAGCTGCTGCTGACTGAGCCAGACAGGCGTGGCTGGCAGGATCAGTACTACGAGAACATGCGTATCATCGACAGTGGCCTCGCTGCGGTCACGTCGATCAGCAACTTCATGGGTGTGTGGGCGAACAACACTGCGTACGAACTTGGTATGCGTGTGACTGATCCGTCTACGTCCATCATCTACGAATGTGCCACTCCACACACTAGCTCAGCAAGTCCTGTCACGTTCACTGAGGAACGACTTGCACATCCTACGTACTGGGGCACGTACTCGTTCGGCGTACGGTTCCGTGGTGCATGGACACCTGACACACTGTACAGTGTTGGTGACTACATTGCACATGGACATGTCTACGCCATATGCAGCACTGCTCACGTCTCTGGTGCTGTGTTCGATACAGGTCCGTGGGAGGAACTGATCGATGCGACTGCAACTGTAGAGGCATGCGAAGCACAAGTTGTGCTGGCTCAGGAACAAGTTGCACTCGCTGCGGCGCAGGTAGCACTTGCTGAAGCACAGGTCGCACTTGCACAGGCAGCAGCCGCTGCTGCTGAAGCATCAGCTATCAGTGTCGGTGCGCGTCTCATTGGTACATCCACTACGTCACTGACACTCGGTCTTGGACCGATCACACTGACGACACAGACGGCAGAGGGTTGGGCACCTGGACTGTATGTCACAATCGCACGTGGTGATGCACCTGTACAGTTCATGTCTGGTGTCGTCACAGCGTACGACCCTGGCACTGGTGTGTTGAATGTCACTGTTGACTTCGTTAGCACTGACGCTGGTACGACACATGCGAACTGGACGATTGGCATTGGTGGTCGTGGTGGTGGAGGTGGAGGTGGAGGATCAGTCGTGAGCAGCACAGCCCTTGTCACAACCGTGCCAGCGACGCTGGTCAGTTCACAGATACTCGCTGACAATCCCAATCGCACTGGTGCAGCGATCTACAATGACAGTGCGGCTGAGTTGTTGGTCAACCTAGGTGCCGCTGCATCAAGCAGTGCGTTCACAGTAGACATGCTGCCTGGTGCGTACTACGAGTTGCCATTCGGCTACACTGGTGCACTGCATGGCATATGGGCTGCTGCGACTGGTAACGCAAGAGTTACGGAGTTTGAAGTCTGATGCCGTACTTCCCACCTGCTGGTGGCGGTGTCGTACTGCCGAACAGCATCAGTGACGATCTACTCGCTGACATGCCTGCTGGCACTGTCAAGGGTCGTGCTGTCGGTGCCGGTACAGGTGATCCACAGGACTTGACACAAGCACAGCTTGCAGGTGTCGTTGCGACTGCTGCACCACTCAGCTACAGGAACATACTTGGCAGGAACGGTGGATTTGAAGTATGGCAACGCAGCGCGGGTGGTAGTGCAAATTTCGGTATGGCGGCGTCGGCACAGCAATACGTTTCTGATGGGTGGTGGTGTCTGGCAGGAGCACAGACAACGGTGTTGCAATCCGGCCCATTGGTTTACGGCTCGCGCTGGTCAATCTATATCGCACGCAATGCCGGACAGACCGGCGTGTCGCCTTACTATCTTGAGTTCCCACTAGATACCGATGAGATCGTGCCGATGCGTAATAGCATCGTCACGCTGTCGCTGACCATGTATGCGGGCGCCAACTGGTCGCCCGCAAGCGGCTACGCAAGTGTACAACTTCTGACTGGTACGGGAGCGCCGGCACGAATACTGGCGGGGGCCTACGCAGGTCAGACACTGGTAATCCCTGGAGTGTCAGCACTGGTTCCTGGTGGTGCTGCAACACGCTACAGCTTCACGTCTGCCGCTGTCGTGCCGACGAACGCTACGCAAGCGACGGTGCTCATCACATGGACACCAGTTGGCACTGCGGGTGCCGCAGATAGCATCAACATCGATGACGTACAACTCGAAATCGGTACAGTCGCTACACCATTCGAGAGACGACCGTTTGAGAGTGAGTTGTTGGCGTGCAGACGGCACTACTGGAAGACGTTTTCGTATAACACCGCACCAATACAAAATTCAGGTGGCGGTGGCATGTTCAGGGCGGGTCAAATTGTTGCAGCGTCGACTTTCTCTGAGTACGGCCCTGCAAGCTTCCCTGTTCCGATGCGTGCCGTGCCGACAGTTACAGTTTACAATCCGTTAGCACTTAACACGCAGATGCGAAACTTCAATACGAGCACAGATTTTACTTCGACAAGCATAGCACAACACGAATGGGGCACATCATTCAATGCAGTAAGTCCTGCTGGAAGTGTGCCTGGAAACATCATCGGCGTTCACATCACTGCCGACGCAGGTATCTAGCAATGCCACTCTATCCACAAGGCGGCGGTCTGTATCCTGACTCGATCAGCAATGACATCCTTGCCGACATGCCAGCGAATACAGTCAAGGGTCGTGCTGCTGGTACTGGCACTGGCAATCCGACTGACATACCGATGTCGTCGCTCGTTGCCGCGTCACAAGGACTGAGCTACAGGAACATACTCGGTCGCAATGGTGGGATGGAAGTTTGGCAGAGAGGTGCTGGTGGGAGCGCATCGTTCCCTGCCGTTGCTGGTTCGATACAGTACACCGCTGATGGTTGGGTGTTCTATTGCCCAAGTGGTGGCTCTACGCATTCCGTACTGCAAATCGCCGTCGCCGCACCGAATGGATCGCGCTACGGCTTCGTAGCGCAGCGTGTTGCAGGACAAACTGGCCTGCCAGCACCGACACTGGAATATCCTCTCGACACAGATGAAGTCGCACAGATGCGTGGCAACCTTGTCACGCTGTCGTTCTCTGCATTTCCTGCATCTAACTTCTCTCCAGCGGGTGGGCTTGTTACGTGTCAGGTGCGTGTCGGTACGGGTGCGCCTGTCAAGCGCTTTGTGTCTGGATACACAAGTGAGACGGTGCTCATCAATGCCACTGCTGCCGTGACTTCGCTGCAAGCACCACCATTCGCATTCACGTCGAGTGTCGTGGTGCCGACCAATGCGACACAAGGGTGTGTGGCTTTCACATGGACACCGACCGGCACTGCTGGTGCGGCTGATTACTTCTGGCTCGATGACGTACAGCTAGAGGTCGGTTCTGTAGCGACACCATTTGAACGTAGACCATTTGAGAGTGAGTTGCTTGCTTGTCAGAGACACTACTGGAAGACATTTCGATATGCAATTGCACCAGTACAGAGTGCTGGTGTGAATACGTGTGATCATCAATTTGCAGCAGTCGCTCCTGCATCCAATTCATTTTGGCACTTCCTGCCGCACCCGATGCGTATGCGTGCCACTCCAACCATCGTTACTTACAATCCAGAAGCAATGAACAATCAGGTGCGTTGTGCGTTGGTCGCGCAGGATTGCAGCTCTACAAGTATCCTTGGCAGCGAGCGTGGCATGCAGCTTGTTGCTGTTACTGGTGCTCCTAACTCGCCACAGCATTTGCTGGCAGTGCATATCACAGCCGACGCAGGTATCTGACACATGCCGTACTATCCGCAGACACCTAGCTACGCACCACCCAATCCGTTGTCGTATCGTAACGTGTTGGGTAGGAATGGTGGGTTCGAGGTGTT